GACTTTAGTGAATTTACAACAGCAGGAACTGATGTTATAGAAGTGATAGAATTACCTGCTAATTCACTAGTTCTATATGCAGGTTTAGATATTCTAACTGCAGATAGTTCTGGTAATTCAAATGCCCTATCTCTTGGAGATGGAGCTGATGTAGACAGGTATGTCGCAGCATCTACTCCTACTGCAGGAATAGAAGTAACTAGAGCTAGAGCAGGTGATTCCAGTCTTGGAACTACTTCTGTAGGCTATGCTTACTATGCAGCAGCTGATACTATTGATGTAGTATCTTCAGTTGGGGTAACAACTACAGCTAAAGTTAGAGTCTTTGCAGTCGTAGCAGATTGTGATGGACATGGTGATAATGAAGCACAAAATGTAACTTTTGCTTAATGCTATCTGGTGGGGGAGGTTAAAACTCCCCTGCCTTTTATATAAAGAGAAAATTATGACAGTACATAAAATAGGTTCAAAAGCACGAGAAAAATTAATTGTAACAGATAAATATCCTGAATATATGCCTAAACCAATTGTAGATACTACAGAACTTAGATTACGTTCAATAGAACAAAGCTTAATTTTAATATTAAATAAATTAGATGGAAATACTGACGAAAAAGGGTAGATTATAAAATGGCAACCACATACTTAACATTAGTAAATAACGTCTTAAATGAATTAAATGAACCCGAATTGACTTCTTCTACATTTTCCAGTAGTAGAGGAATACAGACATCTGTTAAGAAATTTGTGCTAAAAGCTATGCATGAAATATATAGTTCCTTATCCGAAATTCCTGATTTATATAAGTCTACATATCAAGTTACTAATGCAGGACAAAGAACATATGCCCTACCATCTTCTGCTTCTCCTCAAAGTGGTGATCTTGCTTATAGAAAAGTAGACTGGGATACATTTAGATTAGTACCAAATGAATTACTAACAAATGGTGAGTTTACTTCAGATATATCCAGCTGGACAACTATAGCAGGTGCAGGAAGTGCAGCTTATAACTCTGGTGGAAATGGTAGATTACGATTAAATGATTATGCTGCATACCAAGCATTTTCTACTGTAAAAGATACAACATATAGAATACAGGTAAGAGCTTTTGATTCAGCAAGTACAGGACAGGAATTAAAAGTACAGGTAGGTACCTCTGCTGAAAATACTACTAATTTAAGTACAACACTAAGTGTATCTGATTTTGGATCTGGTAATGTACTTGATACTACATTTACAGCAACAGTGCAAACAACATATGTAACATTAAACAATCCATCCACAGCAACAAATATGGATGTAGATTATGTAAGAATATCCGAAGATATACCTGTAAAAAAATTAACATATATATCCTATGACGATTGGAATACAAAGTATTTAGAAAGAGATTTAGCTAATTCAAAATCAACTTTAGGTGTACCAGATTGTGTTTATCCTACACAGGATAAAAAATTTGGCTTATCTCCAGTGCCTAATCAAAGTAATTATGAAATACAATATGAATATTGGAAGGTACATACCGATCTATCTGCTCATGGAGATACTATGGATTTAGATGATAGATTTAAAGATTTAATTATAACAAGAGCTAACTACCATGCTTACAAACTTCGTTCTGATCCTCAAGCTGCTCAGATGGCATATCAAGAATATGAAAGATTGTTACAAGTGATGAGATCAGAGTACATAACTACTAAATCATATATGAGAGATACAAGGATATAATATGCCAGATACTTCCTATATGAAACCATTTACAGCTGCTTGTGCAGGAGGATTAACTCTAAATAAAGATGTATTTACTATGCATCCGGGTGAAGCTTTACAATTAACTAATTTTGAACCTGATATAGCTGGTGGATATAGAAAACTAAATGGTACTACAAAATATAATTCTACTATAGTACCACACGTTTCTACATCATCTGAAAGAGTGTTAATGGCTGCAATATTTAATGATGTAATCGTAGCAGGAAGAGGTGGAACAGTTTACACAGGAACTACAAGTGGTAGTTGGACAAGTAGAGCTACTAGTAAAGGCACAACCTATACATATGATTTTGATAAGTATAATTATAATGGAACTGATAAAATAATAATAGCTACAGGAGCAGCTGCAGCTTTTACACTTGATACAAGTTACAGTGAGGATATAATAAATGCTACCGGTGGGGGTACAGCTCCTACTAATCCAAAGTATGTAAAATCTTTTGCAAATCACATGTTCTATGGAGGTATGTCTGATTCTACACATTCTGTAATATTTTCTGGTCCATTTACTGAAGATGACTTTGATACAAATGCTGGAGAAATAAAGGTTGGTGATGTAGTTACAGGATTAAAAGTCTTTCGTGATGAGCTGTATGTATTTTGCCAAAGAAAAATTTATAAGATAGCAGGAACAAGTTCCAGTAATTTTGCACTTGCTGAAGTTGCTAAAAACGTGGGTACAATAGCCCACCATTCAATACAGGAGTTAGGTGGTGATATTATATTTTTATCTGCAGATGGCATACGAACAATTGCTGGTACTACAAGAATCGGAGACGTGGAGCTTGGTACTGTATCTAAGCAAATCCAAGAACGAATTAGTGATATTACCTATGATAACATTACTTCTTTAGTAATAAGAGATAAATCACAATATCGTTTGTTTTATCCAATAACAGCAGGATTAGAGAATGCACAGAAAGGTTTAATTGCTGTAATAAAGGTAAATCCTAATAGCCAACAAATGGGATACGAATATTCTGATATAAAAGGGTTAAAGGTTTCTTGTTGTGATTCTGACTATGTAAGTAATGTAGAGACAGTTGTACATGGTGGATATGATGGATATATCTACAAACAAGAATCAGGTAACGTATGGACTAGAAGTGCTTCAACAGCTAATTTAAATGCTATTTACCGATCACCCGATATAACAATGGGAGATCCGGGAATCAGAAAAAATATGCAAAGAGTAAATCTTAACTGGGAACCGGAAGGAGAAGTAGCTGCTAATTTATACTTACGATATAACTATGATGATACTAGTACACCACAGCCAAGTGTATTTGCAATAACTACAGCAGGAAGTGGTGCTAATTATGGAGTAGGAAAATATGGAACGTCAGCATATGGACAGGGAGATTTACCAATAACACGAACACCTGTAGAGGGATCAGGCTTTGCTGTAGCTGTAAAACTAACAGATACTGGAGATAAAGTTCCTTGGTCCTTAAAAGGATTTGAATTAGAATTTACACCGGGAGGGAGAAGATAAATGGTTGCCTATACCAGACAAAAAGAAGCAGATATTGCAGATGGGTTAGTTATTGAGGCTGCTGATCTAAATGCTGAATTTGATGCAATACTTGCATTTTGCCAAGCACCAACGATAGGAGCAGGTGCTGCAGGAACAGATATTGCACTGACATTTGATGGAGAAACAAATGATGGTGTTATAACATGGATGGAAGATGAGGATTATTTTAGATTTTCTGATGGAATAAATGTTGGTGTTGATGGTACAGGATATGATGTAAAGTTTTTTGGAGATACTTCTGGAAAATATTGGTTATGGGATCAATCAGCAGATGGAGTTGTACAAATTGGAACATTAACTGTAGGGGTTGATGATGCTGGACACGATGTAAAGTTTTTTGGAGATACAGCAAGTGCTTATATGCTATGGGATACTTCAACAGATGATTTAGTTTTAGCAGGTGCAGCAGGTATTGATCTTGCTGGTGATATAGACGTTGATGGTACAGCTAATTTAGACAATACGGATATAGATGGAACACTTGCTGTTGATGGTACAACTATTTCATTAGATGCAACAACATCCCTAAACATTGATAATTCTAGTACTACAAATGGTATTACTATAGGTACTGCAACATCTGGTGTACCTATTTCCATTGGGCATACAGTTTCTGAAGTAACCATTAATGATAATCTTACTGTTACAGGAACTTTAACTCTTGGATCTGGTGCAGAATTAACAGAAGCAGAATTAGAGATGCTAGATGGAATAACTGCAGGTACAGTTGCAGCAAGTAAGGCAGTTGTTGTTGATTCCAATAAAGATGCAGCCAGTTTTAGAAATGTAACTTTAACAGGTGAGTTAGATGCAGCAACTTTAGATATATCTGGTAATGCTGATATTGATGGTACATTAGAAGCTGATGCTATAACAGTTGATGGTACAACTCTTGCTGAATATATTTCTGATACTGCTGGTGCTATGTTTAGTAGTAATACTGAAACAGGTATTTCAGCAACATATCAAGATGGTGATAACACAATAGATTTAGAAGTAGCAGCTGCACAAACTACTATTACTTCTTTACTAGCAACTGATATTAAAATTGGTGAAGATGATCAAACAAAAATAGATTTTGAAACAGCTAACGAAATACATTTATATGCTGATAATGCTGAACAAGTGTATGTGGCTGATGGAATATTTGGACCACAATCAGATAGTGATGTAGATTTAGGTACAACTGGTGTACGTTGGAAAGATGCTTTTATAGATTCTGTTACAACAACAGGTAATGTTACTGTAGGAGGAGACTTAACAGTTACCGGTGATGATATTACTATGAACACTAATACAAGTGGTGCTGCTTTAATTGCTGATGGAACAAATTTTAATCCTGTTGTAATTTCTGGTGATGCTACTGTAGCAACAAATGGTGCTTTAACAATTGCTAACAATGCTGTATCCCTTGCTAAAATGGCTGGTCTTGCAAGAGGTAAGATTATATATGGTGATTCAAGTGGTGATCCTGCTGCTCTTACTGTAGGCTCAAATGGTCAAGTATTAAAATCTGATGGAACAGATATATCTTGGGGTGCTCAATCAGTATCTAGTCTTGCAGCTGATGATCTCTCTGCTGGTGATGCTGCAGTTACTCTTTCTACAACTTCTGGTAATATTACAATAGATGCAACAGCTAACGATAGTGATATTATATTTAAAGGAACAGATGCTACCTCTGATATTACAATGCTTACTTTGGATGGAAGTGAAGCTGGTAAAGCTATATTCAATGCTGGAATTACAATTGCTGATGCAGGTACTATAGGTTCAGCTTCTGATGCTGATTCTATAGCTATTTCCTCTACTGGTGTAGTAACCATGAATCAAATACCAGTATTCAGTGCTGGTATCAATGTTTCTGGTGGTACAATAGCTGGTACACTAGCTACTGCTGCACAAGGAAATGTTACAAGTTTAGGTACACTAACAGCATTAACTGTAGATGATGTTGCTATAAATGGTAAAGTTATAACCATGACAGGCTCAACAGATGATACTGCTGTATTTACTGTTGCAACCAATGGAGCTTTAACTTTAGAAACAACAGATACTGCTGCAGCTGCTGCTAATATACAGATAACAGCAGATGGAACTGCTGAACTTGCTGGTACTACTGTAACACTAGATTCTGGAGCAGATATTGTACTAGATGCTGCAGGTAACAATGTAACATTTAAATCAGCTGGTACATCAATACTTGACTTTAGCAATAGTTCTAGTGATGCTATTATTACTGCTAGTGTACAAGATAAAGATATTATATTTAAAGGTGATGATGGTGGAAGTGCTGTAACATCTTTAACTATGGATATGTCTGCTGCTGGTAAGTCAATCTTTGGAGCTGCTGCTGTAGGAGCTACACAAACAGCCAATGCAACGGGTAGTACAACACTAGACTTTGACACCTATCAAAACTTTGTACTAACAGCAACAGGAAACGTAACTTTAGCTAATCCAAGTACAGAAAGTGCTGGACAAAGTGGTGTAATTGTGCTAATACAAGATGGTACTGGAAGTAGAACATTATCTACAGGTTCTGATTTTGAATGGCCTGCTGGTACTGCTGGAACAATTTCAACTGCAGCTAGTGCTGTAGATGTTATACCGTATTTAGTTGATGCTTCAAATAGTATATTATTGGGAGCACCTCAATTAGCATTTGCAACACCTTCTTAATATAACGGAGTAATTTAATTTGAGTGGACCTCTTTCTAATCCTTTTATGTTTAATGCAGCTGCTGATGCTGATTTTTATGAATATCAGATAGCAAACTCACTTCGTGTAACAGATGGAGGTGGTTATTTAGAAACTGATAGTATATCTTCAACTAATAATACTCCTTATACAGCTAGTTTTTGGGTTAAAAGAAGTAAGATAGGTAGTGAAATGTGTGTTATGGGTTCTAGTGGGGGAGGTCATAATCTACAATTTGAAGCCGATAATACTTTTATGATTGAGAGTTTTGGTGAATCACCAACAACAGCAGTTTATCGTGATGTTAGTGCTTGGTATCATATTCATATTAAAAATCCTATGAGTGATAATATAGAATTATATATAAATGGAGTTGCACAGACTTTATCAGCAAACTCAACTGGTGCAGTAGGATTATTTGTTAATGGTTCTAAAATACAAGTAGGATGTAAAAATAATGGAGGTTCGGATTTTGAGGGGTATATAGCTGAACTTTATGCTATATACAATCAAACTCTTGCATATACAGTATTCGGAGAATTTAAAAATGGAGTCTGGGTTCCTAA